GGCAATCTGACATTAAATTCAGCTTTTCCATTTTCGCCTAATAAATCATCTATTTGCTCTATTTGATTTGTGTCTTTCTTAGGAACAGTTGTCCAATCAAGTGATCCGTCTTTATTTGTGACCAATTCTCCAGAAGTTTCTAATAATCTATCTATTTCTGCTGTTTGATCTGCCATTATGCTACCTTTTCCCAAGGTGCTTTCATTTCTGCGCATTTTGCGTAATAAATCAAGACCGCCTAAAACTGATTTCGTACTTTCGCCTAATAAATCATCTATTTGCTCTAGCTGATCTTCCATTATGCTACATCTTCCTCCCCAGGTGCATCCATTTCTGTGCGTCTTGCGTATTTTATATATTTTAAATATTCCTCTGGAACTAACTCGCCATTCTCCCTAAATCTTAATGAACCATCGGCCTCCTGATAGACATCCACATTGAAATCTGGACCCTCTCCGTAATTACTCCATATGGAGTTACCCATCCAACTAGATGGCTGGGTAGACCTATATAAATTAAAGTATTCTGCTGTGTCTATTTCTGGCTCTGGTTGATTTACTGGTGGTTCACCTCCATTTGCTGGCGGCTCACCTTCTCCGTCACCGCCCATTTCTATTGGGTAAGGATTATCTATAAAATCACCTTCATTAACATCGACATTTGGCAATCCGTCATCGTCAATTGCGCCTATATACCCACCTAAATCTGGAGTATAATTATCTGGAACAAAACCTACGTCAGGTGTTGTGTCAGCCATAGCATCAACGCTAACATAACCAGAACCACCATCAGATACACCTAAAAAACCACCATCAGAAACTGGTGAAGATATAGCAGGTGTAGCAATCTCAGATGGGTCGTTAACAGGTGTAAAACTTGCATTATAAGCGTCAATTGTTGCTAAATCTATATTTCTGGCATCTTGATTGTAATCTATACCTAGTGGCTGGTTTGCTCTACTTATTGCATCATTATAGGCATTTACCGAAACACCTTGATTTCCCCCTCCTCCTCCATAACCAGGAGCGTCATAACCAAAATTTTCGTCTGGCTTTTCTTGACCACCGTAACCAAAATAATAGGCAGGTATTCCCATAGATCCGACAGGCTCACCAGCACCACCCATTTGACGGAGTAACATTTCCTCTTGAGGATTAATGTATGCCAACATATGTGGCTGGTTTGCAATTACTGTGCGTCGGGGTAATACTCCGAATTTATTGCTACCTCTGTAGTTCATTGCATTCCAACTCCTTGATACTGAGTTGCATCTGGGTCTTGAGCGTAGACAGGACTTCCGTCTGGCCTGTAGCCAACAAGAGGATTATATTCACCCAGAGGAATAGCTGTAACTTTTTCTGCGTATGGGTTTGTGCTACTCATAAATTTATTTTTTTCTGATTGTGGTAGGCTTAAAAAGTCAGATCCATACGGCCTTGCAGATGGAACTACTGAACTAAACGCTCCTGAACTATCAATTGTTTCAGGCTCTGCCTTTGATCCAAACCTATCTTTAATTGCATTGCCCAAATAATTCGCACCCCTGACAATACCAGCCCCAGGCATAACGTAACTTCCAATTTGCTCAACAAGCGTTGGGTTGGGGTCAGTCTTTACCTGTCCACCAGTCTTAGCAGCGTAAACACTTGGTATGCCTCGATAGGCTTCAGGTAAACTTGGGTCGTAAATAGCCTCATTACTCATGCCATATACAGTTCCATAGGGATCTGTTGACGTAAATATACCGCCATCCTTGTCTAAATCAAGAAACCCAAATACGCCTTGGTTTCCAGTTCTTGGTACAACTCCACTTCCTCTTAATTGACCTCTCATCTTATTACTTCGGTCAGCGTATGCTTTAGCCCTACTTAGATTTTGCCTTGCACGTTGTGGCGTTATCATTCCAGATAAAGCACCAGACAGACTGGGGTCACTTACGCCACTAAACATCGTGCCTGTTGTTGGGTCAATACTGGCAACAGTAGCCCTTCCAGACAATCCCTCTGCCTTATCTCTTGCAGAAAGCATATCTGAAGTATCTCTGTAGAGAGCGTTGCCTGATTTACTTATTGTGTAATCTTTATTTAAAGCATCAATAAAACCTAAATTATTAACATAACCACTTTTAAGTTGATTAAAATCTTGAGTAGATGGAATTGTATCTTCAGGAACTGTTCCAGACATCATGTTTTTAACGGCATTGCCTAGAAAACTAAATGGATTTGACATACCACTCCCAGATGGGGCTTCTGAACTAACTCCAGATGACGCTCCACCACTTGATACACCGCCACCTTCAAAACTTTTTTCAGCCTCTTCTCTTCCACCGAATGCCATATTACGCTCCTTGCATGTTTGGCTTAGGCATCGCTGCGGCTACGCTACTTAACGCACCCATGTCACCCTTACCCATTCTCTGTCTAATGTCTTGCACCTTCTGCATGAGGTACTGGTTCATGTCCAATCCACCTTGCATAGGGGAGCTTGCTGGTGGTTGAGGCATTGGCTGACCTTGTTGCATCATCATCGCTTGCTCTCTTGTCATACCAAATGCAGAAGGATTAATTGGCCTAATGGATTCTAAAATATCATTCGGTGACATTCTTAACAGCCTCCATTTGCATCTCCGCTTGGTTCTTCTCACGTTCTAATTGTATCTTAGAGGCGTTCTTCTCACGTTCAAGCTGTAATTCAGCCTCCAGCTTCTGTATTTTAGCCTGTAAGTCTTGCTGTGCCTTCATCTGATCAATTTGCATATCTTGTTGTGCCTCAGCTTGCTTGATTTGAATTGAAGACTGAGCCTTCGCCTGATCTGCCTCGATTTGTGACTGTGTCCTTGCCTTCAGTGCCTCAGCCTCAAGTTGTGCGAGTTGCTGTGCGTACTGTAGTGGGTTGCCTTGCTGACCCTGTTGCTGTTGCATTGCCTGTTGAATTGCAGGGATTGGTTGCATTTGCGGAGCTTCCTGTACAACTTGAGCCGCTCTCTGGCTAATTAATCGATCCATCTCAGGATTAATATCCTCAAATTTAAACTCTGGATCTCTAAAGTCTGGCAAGATTGGCAACTGAACACCCACACTTTCCTCCATGCGGATTCTGTAGAGTAACGCAATATGCTCTGCAATATGTGCAAGTAGTATCGGCCCCATTGTCTGTTGAGCCGCTGGGTTGCCAGCCAACGTCGGATCTTGCATGAATTGCATGTGAACCGCAATGTGCGAGTCGTGGTCTTGCTCGACAAAGGCTCGAATTGGCTTGCCGTACATGACGCTCATGTTCTCGTCAATCGGGTCAAGCATGACAGCCTCTTCAGGTTTCTTTAAGACCTCGTCAATGTTGGGTATCCGTATTGCCTCGTACATTCTCTTGAATGCGGAGTACATGTCGTGGAGCTGTGGAGCGGCCTTCGCCATTTCCAAAATAGCCTGAGCCTGTGCAATACGCTGTGCCGTGGAAAAGATGTTGGGGTCGCTTACAGGAATAACATCGATTCTCTCGTTGAAGTCTGCTGCAAAAACTTCTTCGCTACTTCCCGATAACGCAAATGTAAACGACTCAGGCAGGTTCTCGGCATTGAGATCAGCGAGCAATTTGAACTCCTGCCCCTGCGCATAATGCAGTCTCTTGTGGATTGCGGAGAAAGCCTTAGAGCCTTGCTCAATAAGTGCTACTGTCGAACCCACAGGTGCATTAGGGTTTACATCCCCAACATTTAAATCCGCTGTGCTGGCAAATCTCTGTCCAGCCTGAACTATAAATCCAAGCAAGTTAAACAGTGACTGGCTTGGCTCCTTAAATGGCAGTGGCATAATCGCCTTGTTCACGTCGTCAACTGTCGAATCTAAATCAACAAACTCGCCAGGGTTAACTTCCAGCTCACCGCCATTCACACGGCCTCTTAACTTAAAGCCACCCTGCATGTTTGAGAACGCTGCTGAATCTAGTAATGCACGAAGTGACCCAGTAGCCGCCTTGCCAAGTCCACCGATGAGGTGAAATAAGCCAAATCCATAAAAGCCAAGGCCAGGTAGGAACTTGTAAGACACAAACCAGTCACGTCGAAGTTTACGCTCATCCTCCTCACGCCAGTTACGTCTTATGCTGACAATGGTATCGCTGTCGTAGTCAATCGTGACAACGTAAGGCAATCCGACGACTGTATCTTCATCCTCATCCTCGTCAGTGTCATTGATCCCATTAAAAGTATCGTAGACGTGCATCTCAAGCAATGTCATCACTTTATCTTGTGCGTCATCGCCAAACTGATCTACACCCTCGATCTCACCGATTACATCATCTGATGGATCTGGATCGCCTCCCTGGTACTCAACTGGCAAGTAATATCCAGATTGAACGTACCGATTGTAGTCGTTCTTCGGCATTCGGATAACTTGCGTGTATCGAGGTGAGGTATATAAATCCTTACTCTCTGGGGCGACAATAAAATCTTCTGCCTTGACAAACTCGGAACATTGCCTGTCCATATTTGCATCCCACCAAACTTTCTTGAAAGTCTGACCAACCAGTGGCAACTGGAATAACATCTGATCTAAGTCAGGAAAGTATTCTGGCATTTCCTGCGTAATCTGGTAATTCATAAATTCCCTGACACGTCGAGCCTGTTCCTCAAGCTCCTCATTGGGATCACCAACAATAACAGTTTTTACTGGGCCACCTGATGGGTATAGCTCTGCGATTGCCTTTGCATTAAACTGAGTTGCAGCTTCAGCTATCATTGGGTGGACAACTGTGGACAAACCTCGTGTCGCACGCTCCTCTTCCGACTCATCAAGTCCACCGTCAGGATCTAGCGTCTGTAAGCCCTTCTTGTATCGATCCTCCCACTCAGATCGAGCCTCTCGGTCATTCTCGTAATATGAAACAAGTGTCTGACTTTTTCGAGACAACTCATTATCGTCAATAACTTCAGCGAGATTTGCGTCAAAATTACTTTCATCCTCCGACACTTCGTCAAGCTCTGGGTCTCCAATGAGAACTTCGTCGTTATCAATATTCTCAACTTGTAAATCATCGAGGGGCGTTCCCTCGGCAAACGGTGCTAATTCTGTTTCAATAGGAATTGGTGACCTAGCCATACATTGTCATCCTTTTTTGCTCAGGGTACTCGTCGTCTTCATAGTCGTTAGAATGTGTCACAAACCAACCTTTTCTCAACCTTAACCAAGCCTGAGTGCATGTGTCAACAATGTCGTCATTGCCACCTGCTGGGAAGGCCGAACATATATCTATTAAATCCTTAGCCCACTTTCTATCTGAAGGAAAGAAAATTCTTCCGTCTTCTAACAGTGCGGAACTTGCGTGCGCCCTAGCTTGCTTGTCTCGATCTGGGGAATACTCAAGCACTGGAATGCCAGCCATGCGTAAATCTTGCAGTAGAGATTGACCTGAAGCCTTCTTCTCGATCAGCACTGCGTCAGGCTCCCAATCTTCGTAAGCCTCCTGAGCAATCCGTCTTAGGTCAGGATAACTGACCCTGTCGTACCACATCTCCAAGACAATCACGCTCATCAATCCCTTATGTCTAAATACACCCCAAGTTGTTCGAGCTGAGAAGTCAGCGGATTCTTTTGTGCTGAACGCTGTATCCCAAGACTGAATAACGTACTCAATGTCTGGCAAGTCTTGTTTCTCCCAGGGAACCCACCACTCGGCCTTGAGAATACCGCCACCCTTGGGTGCAGGTCTCTGCTGGAGCTGACCAGCACTTGCGTAACTTCCAAGGGATCTTTCTAGGTCACTTAATGTTTTTTCATCGACACGTTCAGGCCAGAGTAACTCACCCTCGGAAGTTCTTGGATCTGTAAAGCCTAGAGATGATTTACTTGGCGTTGGGTGACCTATTTCGTATCGAGCTGGCAACATTATGTGATCCCACTCATCTCCCATCTCGTTTGCCAAAATATGGCCTGTCAAGTCATTTTCGTGTACTCTCTGCATAATTATAATAAATGCACCAGTCTTTGGGTCGTTCAGTCGAGTCTGCATGGACTGATCCCACCAGTCCAACACACCTTGCCTGACAAGCGAAGATTCACTCTCCCTGACGTTATGTGGGTCGTCAATAATAATTATATCGCCACCCTCACCAGTTAAAGCACCGTCAACCGACGTGGCAATCCTAGCCCCAGTCTTATCGTTCTCAAATCGTTGTTTTTGGTTTTGATCTGACGTTAGGTCAAAAACATGCCCAAAGTGGTCTTGATACCACTGGCTGTCGAGCAACCGACGACATTTAACGCTATCCCTGATCGACAGAG